ACATTTAGTCGCGCCCCCGATATAAAAAAGGTGCGAGTGTTTTTCCACACATTATCCCACATATCCTTACATGGCAGAGCCTATATTTCAAAGTAACACGTATATATTTAAAGCCACACGTATAACATAAAGCATATATGCAAGACTTTAAACGCATGTATATGTAGGATAAGCGTACAAAAAATTGGCATTACTCAAGTGTAAAATGACCTTAGCATTATGGAAATGTACGTATGTGACCTTGGTACATACGTACATGTCTGTTTTGTATAAACTAGCATGTGTCACCCTTCCCTTATACGGGATACACCCGTTTTACTTATGGTAAAATGACAGGAAACCCACATGCCTGCTTGAGTTTCACCGTGCTGGTTAACTTGACATATTAACCAGCAAAGCTTATGTTTGTGGATATGGAACTTGAAAAATACTTAAATAGTAAAGATTTCGCAGCCGCATGTGGTGTTTCCCCCGCGGCCATAACTAAGGCAGTTAAGAAAGGTCATCTAGTCCGTGATGGTAAAAACAGACTAAATACAAGGCTACCGAGAAATAAGGCATATTTAGACCTTAAAACGAAAACGCCACACCAAATTGCGCTATCCAAATTTTCGGGGCCGCCTAAGTTACACACCAATATGACGCCAGAAGAGGTAGCATACGATGTGGCCTACGAAAAAGAACAGGGGCTAATGGAGAAAGGGGATAAAGCCACAAAAATAGATGTGGAAATTGCGCGAATACGGGCACAGACGGTTAAAATAAATATGGATATAGCGGAAAAAGCAGGTCGGTTTATATTGAAAGACCTGGTGTCTAAAGTGTTTGGTGAGTTGGCTAGCACTACGGCTAACTTAGTGCACCCGATGGGGCAGAGATTATCCTCCGATATTTGTGATGTTCTAGGCATAACAGACCCTAATAAGATATTAAAAGTACAGGCAATGATAGATACAGAGAATGAACGATATATAAGCGAAGTAAAGCGCATAACAGCGAAGGGGATATAAGATGATTATACAGGGGCCTAATTATAAGCTAAACTTAAGGCAAGAATTTATATCCAGTATGACAGACATATTGCGAGAAAACGTGGAGTCTATACCTTCCCGTGTATCGAGGCTTTTAATCTCTGAATATGCTGGAAAAAGGATACTACCCCCTGGTTCGCCCCGCCCTGGGCCTTGGGATAATAAGGTCACACCGTACCTTGTGGAAACTATGAATAATATGTCCCCTATTTCGCCCGTACAGCGTGAGATTATCTTAAAAGCCGCGCAAGGGGGCTGGACGGCTCTGGCTGAGATAGCGTTATGTTATTTTATGGACGAGTCCCCAGCGGATATACTATTTATGTCCGCTGGGGATGAGTTGCTTGAAAGGTGGGCAACGAGAAGGCTGGAACCAGCCATAGACTCTTTTGGAATAAGAGAGAAGTTGACAGTCTCTCACGAGAACGGTGCTAAGTCAAGGAGAAGCGGGGATAAGACTTTTAGTAAGGATTTTTTTGGCGGTAGGATGGATATGGCTAGCGCTCGGTCGGCCAGTAAACAGAGGGCAACAGATAAGAGGATTTTAATCAGAGATGAGATTGATGGAGTTCCATCAAAGTTGACTACAGGCGAAGGCTATTGGTTGGATGTGTCGAAGGCTCGTACTAATTCATGGGGAGTAAGGCGTAAGATACTGGATTTTGGTACGCCGAGTACCTTTGAAAAGTCGGAGATATGGAAAGCGTACCTCATGGGGGATCAAAGAAAATTTATGGTCCCTTGTCCACGATGTGGGACGTTTCAATACCTTGAATTCGGGAGAGAAGAGACACAACATGGGATAAAACCTGTTCATGTTGCAGGTAAGTTAGTAGATGCGGTTTATATGTGTGAACACTGTCATGACGCAATACACAACACGGAGAAAAGAAGCGTATTTGGTGGAGGATATTGGGAGCCAACCACGGAAGCCAGTGAGGATTTCTGGGTGTCAAGGCATTGGAACAGTTGCTACAGCCCTTTTTTATCTTTTAGAGAATTATGGAAAGAATACGAAAATGCAAGGGAAAAGCCTGAGGGGATGAGGTCTTTTACTAATCTGTATGAGGGGTTGCCATACAAAGAGGAAGGTTCAAAACTTTCTGCCACAAGGGTGTTATCTTTAAGATCCACATATAATTCAGGGACGGTTCCGCACGGTGTGTTATTTACCACTATGGCAGTTGACGTCCAAAGGGGCAGTGACTCTGACCCATCAAACCCACCAAGGCTTGAACTGGAAGTCTGTGGCCATGGCGTTAATTACAAAACATGGAGTATAAACTATATCAGGATAGATGGTTCAGTAGAGAACCCTTTTGGAGGCGCATGGGAAACGCTTTATGATATGTTAGCCGAAGGTGAGTTTAATTACCCTGGGCCGAAGGGCGTATTATTCAGACCCAAGAGGGTATTTATAGACTCCGGCTATGCCTCTCATGTTGTTTATAAATTCGCGGAAAGGGTATCTAATACTTTCGCAGTAAAAGGGCAGGGTAGTAACTATAAAGCTGATGGTGACACGGATGTTAGAAAACAAAATAGCGATAGGAGGTACAAGGTATCAAAAAATGTGGATGCTACTAGACTTTATTTAATAGCTACTAATGAGTACAAGAGAATTATGCGTTCTGCGCTCAAAGTGCAACGCCTCCAAACTGAAAAAGAACAATCTAGTATGTTTTGTGAATTCCCTGTTGATTATGATAAGGTATATTTTGATATGCTTACAGCCGAGGAAATGCTTACAGATGGTTCTTTTAAGGCCTACGGGCGTAAAACTGAGGCAACGGATTGCCGTGTATATAATCTATGTGCGGCGGAGAGTTATCTTAATGATTATGTATATAAGATAAGGGAGAATTATAGGAAATCAGGGTACTTGGAACGTGATGTAAAAGCGATAACAAAAACACATGTTTTAACAAAGTTAAGAAACCAGCTTGACATAGATATTTCTAAAGTTTAGTATTCCATTGTGAATGTATTATTAAAAGAAAATTTACAAGCCCAATTAAAAGCAGTGCAAGAACAGATTGCAGCTGCCGAACCTGCTTTAATAGAGATGACCGCAGGTGGTGTGTCCAGTTTTGAGTTAGACACAGGAGAAGCAGATCAAAAAGTTATTTTTAGGAATATAAATACTTTTAAGACCTTTTTAGACGGTTTATACCTTAAGCAAGAATGGCTTATGCGTAGGCTTACAGGCACCACACTCACGTCTATTAAAGTAAGGCGTAAATAGATATGGGTTACTTTGCAAGAAAACGCGAGAGTAAATTACAGCTTATTAAAGCGCAAACACGTTTGTTAAATGCAGATTTAAGAAGGTATTCCATTAAGGCCGGGGCGGGTAGGTCACACGTAACGGGCGGAGCTAAGTCCCCAGGAGGTTTAGCGCATAGTGGAATGACAAGGTTATTTGATCACACTACTTTGAGGCATAATGTGCGTGACGCGATGTTTGATTCTGTGGCAGGCCGGGGAATGGCCACGAGGTTTGCAGATTCTATAGCCGACAGGGGCTTAGTTGCAAAGTTAACACCAGACTATGAGACTTTAGGTATTTCGAGGGAAGAGGCTGAGGATTGGGGTAGGAAAGTATCTAAATCTTTTAACGCATATCTTTCGTCTAAAGACTCGGATGCTTCTGGCATGAATACAGGATACCAGAATCAGTGGTTATATTCTTTTAGTCAACAAAGGGATAATGATGTTTATGTAAGACTTTATTACACTAAGGATCGTAGTTTAATTTCACCGGTGCAAATACAGTTCATGGACCCAGATCAAATCGCAGGGTATTGTTACACATCCACGGACGGTGTAACGCAGGAATACAACCAAGGTATAAAGAGGGATAAGAAAGGTAAAGAGGTAAGTTACACTTTCTTAGTAGAGAGCGAGGGCGGTTTTAAAGAAGTGAACATACCTCGTAGGGGTGCCAGGTCGAAACGGATTAACGTTTTACATGGCTTTAGGAAAGAATTCGCCGGGCAGGTACAGGGCTACCCATTGTATTCACATCTTTTGCAAGAGATGGAGGATATTACTACACTAAAAAGCTCTCATATACAAAAAGCTATAAATCAGTCTAGCTTTGGGTTTTATACTAAACCTAGCAATAGCGCACCGGCTAGTGGTGGGCCAGACGATTTCGCAAGCGCAAGCGCAGAGGTAATAGGGGATTTTCTTGGTGCAGGTAAAATAGATGACATGGGTTCGTCGGAATTGGATACGTTAACAATGGGCATTGTTAACGAGATGCCCGTGAGACAACCGGGAACACTATGGTATACAGGTAACGCGGCAGGTGAGGATATGAGAGCCGTTGAACAGACCGCACCAGCGGATAAGTTTGCTGAATTTGTGGATTCTATGATTAGTTATTTATCATCAAGTTCAGGTATGCCTATAGAAGTATTAAAGATGAAGTTTGGGCAGAATTATAGTGCTTCTAGGGCAACCCTTGTTTTGTTTTGGAGAATAGTCAACATGTGGCGGGCGGAGATGGAGTCTGATTTTCTTAACCCATGGCTAGAAATGTGGGTCTCTGAGGAGATTGCAGCCGGCAGGGTTAAAGCACCCGGTTGGCTAAACCCTAGAATTAAAGCCGCCTGGCTTAAAACAAGGTGGATCGGTTCTAGTGTTCCAAACATCGACCCTCTAAAAGAGGCTAATGCGTCGGCTATTAGGGCTTCTCTAAGTCATGAGACTTTAAGTGATGGGGCGTTGATATTCAATGGCTCCGACGCAGAAGCAAATAGAGCAAGCTTGGATAAAGAAGTCAGGGAGCTTAAAATATTCCCTACCGGTAAATGGGGATATATAGAGGAGAGTAAAGACGATGAAGTTAATAAATCTTATAAATAAAGCCTGGTTTACAGCATATAGTGTACGTAAAACTAATGCAGAAAAAGAAGGCATTACGATGGGCGACCGACCCACGGAGAAATCGGGGATAATAGAAGGCAATACCGTGTTTATAACGGGTCCACTGTCTGAGGAGGGGCCAGATAGTTGGGATATTGCTATGGGATATGGGGGATGTAGCTATCAGGAAGTACAGAAAGCTATAATGGAGGTTAACGAGAACCTTCCTGATGGTGAAGACCTCATTTTATATGTGGATACTCCAGGAGGAGATATTTCAGGAGTAGAAGCTACGGCGGCTTTAGTGCGTGAAGTAGCTAAGGGTCGTAGAGTAATATCCGAAGTACACGGATTGTGTTCCAGCGCAGGGACTTGGATAGTGTCTGGGAGTACTGAGATAAATATGATAGGTCGTATTAGTCGTATGGGTGGCGTAGGTGTGGCGATGAGCGTAGTAGATGATGCTAGGGCACAGGAAAACGTGGGCATTGTGTGGTATGAGCTTACGAATGAGGAATCGAAGGATAAAAGGCCAGACCGTAGTACAGAGAGTGGGAGGCAGGTGTTGATTGATTGCTTAAATGACCTTTACGCCGTATTTCTTGACAATGTTGTCGAAGGGCGTAAAGGTAAAGTAAGTAAAAGTAGTATAGAAAGCTTAAAGGGGACAACGGTTACAGCGGAAAAAGTAGTTAAAATAGGTCTAGCAGATAACGTGGTTTTACACACGTTTGATATAAACACACCCGACGAGGGTTTAACAGGAGTTTCAAAAATGGAATTAGAAGAATTTTTGGCGCAGGACCCAAACGCAAAGGCTAAATATGATAAGGAATTATTAGAAGCCCACGCAAAAGGTGTGCGAGAAGAGAAAGAATCACTTAAGGCAAGGAAAGAAGCCATGTCAGCTTTCCTTGATTCAGACGAGTATTCACAAGATGTAAAGAAAGTCTGTATTAAAGCTATAACAGGGGAGAGAACGGTAGAGTCTGTCCAGGACTTTATTTCAATAATTGAGGCCGAAAGAGAACAGGGTAAGTCTGAGAGTATAAAAGACGATCTACCTGCGAATTCGGATACACCAGCGCAAGACGCTAGTAAAGTGGCCGCCGAAAAAACACAACGTGAAGTAGACGCCCGTGCGGATGCTATCGTAAATATAATATAGGAGGGTATAATGGCTATTCAAGTAAGAAATGATGTAATCATTAGACAACTAGTAAAAGGCGGTGTGCCAAAATTGAAAGATAGTGGCATTATCGTAAAAAATACGGGCGCAACTAAAGACATTCCTAATGGGACTGTCCTGGCCAAAGACCCCGCCACTAATTTGTGGGAGCCAATTTTAGATGTAACAGCTACCGATGGTACCGCTGTACCTAGAGGTATCTACATTGGTGACACTATTCCTGTAGCAGATGTTAAAGCTGCTAATGTTACAAACTGTAACATAATCGTGGGCGGACCTATCTCTGTAGATGATGGTTTACTGTTGTTTGAGTCTGGAACGGTGGCTTTGGATGATAATATCACGGCACTAAAATTAACTGTTGAAGACGCACTTGCACAAATTGGGATCTTCATTCAATCGGTGGACTTTATTAGCCCACTAGAAAATTCTTAGGAGGGTATCATGGGAGTAGGAAATTTGACAGGTGCGGTTACTAGAAACCTCGCACCGATGTTCGACGAAAGAAAAGGAGCGAGAGCTTCTAAAAATTGGCTCGCCTTTACCGGTCGTGGAGGTGGGATAGTCCAGTATAACGACGATGTTAATGAAATTAAATATGAGATCGTAAGGGGTAACAGGCGTGTAGCTAAACTCATAAAACGCGTGGACGTTACTTCACAACTTTTAGGTGAGAACCAGAAGAACATTGACGGGACTGGATATACTGAAGTATCACGCGCTTTCCCTTTATCAATGGAAGTCGCCAACATACCAGCAAGTAAGTTAACTGAGAAAATTGCGGGGGAGCCTACAGATAACTCCGATGTCACCAGGCAATTTCGTTTGACATATCATGCAGCCCGGAAACAAACTGACCTTATGTCAGCCCAGATACGCATGGCTAATTATTTAGCTGGACAAGGTATTTTAGAAGGTGTTCAGGATGCTATTATAGGCACTTCTAACACAGATGAGCAATATGATTTTTACCGTAAAGCTACGCACCTTAAAACTTTAAGTGTGCCATGGTCTACCATTACGGCAAAGCCCTTAGAAGACCTTGATACAGGGTGTGATGTGGTTATCGCGGATAGTGGAGTTTGTCCTGAGTTCGCTTTAATGGGTGATCTAGCTATTTCTGCCATGTTTAAAACTACTGAATTTGCTAACGCCGCAGATAATCGTACTTTCAGTGCTTTTACCGCTGTAGGTGGGAAGGAAGCAGTACCGGGTAAGTTTGACTTTTTAGTAAAGAACGGGTGGGAGTGTCGTGGATACGTTATCACTTGGAAAGGCCGTAAAATTTGGCTATTTGGTTCGGAGGAGTTAGCCGAATTCACTATCGGCACAACTTCACGCAGTATGCCGTCAAAAAAAGTATTGTTAGGTAATACTGAATCACGTTTGGACGCACAGTTTGGACCCTCGGCTATTTTGCCTGAAACAGCTTCCAGGCTAGCTTGGTATAGGGAAATGTTTGGTTTTATGCCTGGTGTGGCACCAAAGGGTGAACCTAAGCTAACTTCTGGACTAATCACACCGCGTATGTTTATACTAGACGCGTATGGTAATGAAGTCCACACTAACGTGTCGATTAGAAGCCAGATGTCGCCACTTTACGTACCTGTGGCCACAGACGAATGGTATACCATTCAGAATGCGAGCGTATGATGAGTTATAAATGGGTTAAAAAAGGCAGTATCGACCTCGGTGGTGACACAATATGCCCAAAAGTCGGATCTGATGTCACGAAGTTGGCTAATGGTTTAGAAGACTCCGTACGGGATTCACTGATAGACAATGGTTTCATCGTGGATGCACGCTTAGAGCTGGAAGAGGCCGAGAAAGAGAAGAGTAAGATAGAGGCCGCAGTAAATAGAGCTAAGGTTAAAGCCGAAAAAGCTAGACTTAAAGCCGAAAAAGCCGAAAAAGTGGGTAAAAAATGAAAATAGACAAGGGAAAGAGTATCACCATAGGGAGTAGAGTTTATATAGACTTTATACCTGATGAACTGGCTAGGAAGGTGGGGCTATTAAAAAAGATAATAGTCGCTTCTGAAAAGTCAAAGAAATCGAAAAAGTGACCAAGGTGCTAAATCTACAGATAATTGGCGAGCATATACTTGCCACTTCGCTAGAGGGTCCTTTCGGGGTTGATATAACCTTGATCGGGCCCGATGGTAAGTTGCAAGAGGTGAAAGGGCAGGTTGTCCGAACTTCAGGCAGTGTATCTGAGGATTCTAGGGGTATATCCCAAGGTGGTAGACAGTCCCTGGTCTCGAACAAAAGTTCGGTTGTTTTACGTGAGTCGTCCTTAGACCCTGTACCTAATAGCGAAGAACAGTGGATGTGTGTTATCCCTGAAGCTCCTGTAGAGGGTTCCGAAAGAGTCACGCTTTACGTGGAAACTGTCCCACAGGAGAGTAGAACTTTTGGTATGGTGACGTTACAACTAACAACCACGAGGCCTATCGTATGATGAATTTTGTGGCAGCGAAGAAGGCCGTAGTTAAGTTACTTGAAGAAAATGCGAATGGCCTTTATAGAGTGGTGTCTTATGAACCTATGCCAAGAGCCGCAAAGGATTTTGAGGGTAACAACAGAACGGTGAGGGCTTTTTACAGTGGTGGTACTTTTCCAGAGCAAGCACTTACTACGCCAGCTATGCACGATATTGATATGACTTTGGAAATGGTGGTAACAGCGTCCAGTGAAACGGATTTAGGTGTTTTATCCGATCCAACGTCTACAGACGCACAAAGAGCGAGTGCAATGGCGAGCACTACGCCGGCGGCATTACTCGCAGACGATAGTTTTGACGAATTCGCAAGTATTCTTTGGAATGTTATTATGTCACCAGGTAATCAGTGGTTGGGCATGGATAAGTACGTTATTGGGAATAGGTGGGTTCCTTCAATAAAGAAGGATAGGCTTATTCCGCATGGGGAAGTATGTATATTGACAGGGTTTTTATCACTTAAATTTAATTTAGAGGAGACTTCTGTAGGTATACAGGCTTCTGATTTTGAGTATAATGAGACTGATTTTTCCCCGATTGATGGGGATGGATTACAGAAAACTAAACAGAGAACAACATAGGAGGGAGCATTATGTTTCCAGATAGCACGACTTTAACACCTGTTAGATCTGCCCGTGTCGTAAACCGACCGGCTAGCGTAGGTGTGTCTAATTTAAAACGTACAGGGTGGGTTATTGGAACATATGATCCTGCAAAAGTGGGCATTAATGTTAACACACCTAAACAGTATTTAAGTGCCGAGGCCGTAGGGGAAGAGCTTGGTTATGGGTTCCCTTGTCATAAAGAGGCGGAGGCGTTTTTTAAGCAAGGAACGGGCATCGCTTTTTATGTTACCCCCCAAGACGAGGCGAGTGGGGCAACGGCGGCCACAGGTGATATAACATATGTGGCCTCTAGTAATTCGGCTGGAACAATTAGTCTGTTTGTAGCGGGAGAGCCTGTTTCTGTAGGTGTTCCGGCAGAAGCGACGGCAGACGAGATCGCTTTGGCTGTTAAAAATGCCATAAACGCTGAACGTGATTTACGTGTTACAGCGGATTCTTTGGCCGGAAAAGTAACAGTAACAGCTAAGGCTAAAGGCACATACGGTAATTTTATCAGCCTTAAGCATAATTTAGGCTTGGGCCAAGAGTTACCCCCAGGCGTAATACCTACAGTTAACCCAATGAGCGGTGGTGCTACTGATCCCGATATTCAAGACGCTTTAGACGGCAATGGTAAGGGTGATGCAAGTAATGGCATTTACGCTACAGACGCGTCACACACTTATAAGCCAACGGCGGACACGATGAATAAAATTGCTGTTTACGTGGGTTTAGGCGATCAGGCAATAGGTTGTTGGGCACCGACTGTCGGTAGACCAATTAGGTTCGTTAATGTTAATACAGTAGCGGGGACAGCCGGATATAACGCTATGAAAGTTATATCCGACGCAAGTAAGTACGATAGAGCGAATGCTTTTGTAGGTGCCCCTGATAGTCCAATGCACCCAGCTTCTCTTGCAGCGGAAATTATGGGTGTAGGTGCGGCAAAGAATCAGGCAGTTCCACATATGTCACTCGTAGGCGTTGTTTTATCAGGATATATTGGTAAAGACCGGTGGACTTCTGAAGGTGCTAATCGGCAACAAGCTATTGTCAACGGTATATCATGCGCTCGTGTAGTAAATGGTAAGTTGACTATTGATGGTATGGTTACCATGTATAGGCCTTCTTCTATCCCGGTTAATAATAACGCGTATAGGTCTTATAGGAACATAAGTATTGCACAAAACATATTAAATAATCATAGAGAAGTGTGGGCGGCTAGGCCAAGTTTTACTATCGTGTCAGATGTAGCACTTGTTGATCCGAAAGAGAAGCCATATGTGTTGGATAAAAGTGCGGTGGAAGACATTAATATGGGTATGTTGGTCGGATGGGAGAAAGCTGCGCTAATCTTTGAGTCAGCTAGTGCTATCGAGGGACAAGAGGTCAACTTACGTGAGGCCAATAATGGCTTTGATGTTAAAATACCTGTCGTATACTCCGCAGAAGGTGTGGTTTCTGCTACGACTATTTACGTAGATATTTCGCTTGCAGTATATAGCAAGTAAAGGAGTTTATTATGGCCAGTGGATCAGCAGCGGGATTATCTCTTGACGGTCTCCCATTTGACGTCGCAGGGGATGCAGATTTAAACGAAGTTTTCACAGAGTTTACTAATACAGTAATACCAACTTCTGGAAAAGGCTCTATATCCCAGGAAAAAAGGGTGCTAGAAGTTTCGGGCGTGGTAGTTATAATTAAACCGGGGGATAAAGCACTATTGAAAGACCTCTCGGAGAGTGGTAAAGAGCTATCAATGAGCTACAAGCACCGGGATGGGACAAAGTACTCTGGAATGGGAACATTTGAAGTAGAAAATAACACAACAATGCAAAATAGAACGTCTTTAAAATTGATGCCTACGGGCAAATGGACAGAAAGTATTTAAAAATGAGCAAGTTTAAGCGTAAAAATAAGTTAACTAGAGAACTCGCTGAACCTCAGATAGAATTGCTAAATGAGTTTTACGATGTAGACCTGGATTTTATGACGGAAAGTGTAAGAGCAATAGTGGAATCACATTTGCTAACACTGCTTAAATACATAGTACGAGGGTACATAAGTATTGATGAGGCTGGTGATGGGATTAAGATCACACAGTTCCTTGTGGACTCTAAGATTGAAAAATCCACGATTGAGTACGCCGTTGTGGATGGTTTGGTTTTGACAGCACTTGAACGCGCTACAGGTTCAGAAAGGCCTTTTGCTGTAGCTGGAGCACTTTCAAAAATAGACCCAGACACGTTGAGAAATTTAGGCTTTATCGATAGAGCGGTAACGGAGGCGATAGGTAGTTATTTTTTGTACGCATAGAAAACCATAAGGATGGTGATATATGTTTACTAGAGCGCATGCAACTTTGGTCAAGAAATATGTACATAGATGGTAGGTCACTTGTAGAAATCGAATCACTAACGTATCACGAATTACGCAAGTGGTCTACCGTGTCTGTCATAGGTTTAAAGGCAAAATATGGGATCGAACTTTAAAGTTAACATTGATTTTATAGCGCATAATTATGTATCTAAAAATTTAGGTAAAATTAGCAAGGACACACGTAAGCTAGCCCGTGACCTTGCTAAAACTGATAAGCGATCACAGAGTATGATGCACTCTGTTAAAAAACAGTCTTTATCTTACGCTAAATTAACGGGTTCTATTGTTACGGCAAAAGTCCTATCCAGGGGAATGGCGTATATTGAGCAAGGTATTGATAGTACCATTGATAGCTTCATACAGCTTGACCAGGCACTCACAAATGCAGGCGCAAAATTTGGTAGTACTGCCAGTAGGGGCACTAAAGCCTTTAAGGCTATGAATGACCTAGCAGATGAGTTAGGTGGTAAAACTGAGTTTAAATCAGTGGAAGTCGCACAAGGTTTAGATTTTGCAGCAAAGGCCGGCTTTCGTTATAAAGAAGCAATGGATATCATGCCTGATATGCTTAATTTAGCTACCGTTGCTCAATTAGATTTAGCAAGGTCCTCTGACATAGCTACTGATGCTATGGACGGTTTTGGCCTACCTCGTGGGGATGATATTGAAAAAAGTATGAGACGTATATCAGATGTTTTCGCGTATACCACGACTAACGCGAATGTCGACATGGAAAACATGTTTGATACTATGAAACGTTCAGGCTCTATCGTTACCGCAGCGGGTGGTGACATGGAGACTTGGGCTGCCCTTACAGCAAAGTTAGGCTCGGCCGGTATTAAAGGGAGTATCGGAGCTACGGTTATAAAGAATGCCTATGAAAGACTATCAGCGACTACACCAAAGATACGCGCCGGATTAGAACTACTAAGCGTTAACCCTCTTAATGCCGGGGGTGATATGCGTGATATGTTGGACATATTACAAGATATATCGGATAAATTTAATAGTGGAGAGTTGGATCTAAGAACAGTGCGCGCAGATGGTACACTAGAGACGATGAAGGCTATTATAAAGGAAGGAGGAAAATTAGGTTCGGGGGAGAAGTTGAAGGCCTTAAAAGACATTTTTGGGGCAAGGGCGGCAGGAGGTATAGCAGCCGTGTTACAAAAAGGTGTCCCGGCGATGAGGGAATTTAGAGATGCCGCCAGGTTAGCATCGGGATACGCGCAAAAAACTGCTGATTCACAAAGAGAGGGTTTAGGTGTTTTAAAAGACATAGTGAATTCAGCGGCGGATGCCAAGGGTAGAGAGTTCATCGCAGGCTTATTAGGAACCAGAGACCCAGCCAATGCTATGAAGGACTTAGCTAAGTACATACGTGAGATAGACGTTAAGCCATGGGTAAATGGCGTGAGGGTTCTAGCCCAAACCGTTAAATTTATATTTGATACTTTAAAGGATAATAGGTCTTTGATATATGCCTTTGGCGCAATGTGGGCTATAGGGAAAGCTATGAGCATGGCAAAGAGCGTAGGAAGCATGGCGAAGGATATGCTTTCCATGGTTGATTCGGCTGCAAAATTTGCGTTAACCCGTGGGAGTATCCCCACTTTAGCTGGAAATGTAGCCGGAGGCGCAGCTTCTTCTGTAGCCGGAGGCGCAACGTCGTCTTTACTAGGTGCGAGTGTTGGCACTCTACTTGCAGGTGGGATCGCAGGGATAGCAACTATCGTCGCAGGCGTCGTGGTCGCAGCGTCTGTAGGGGTGGCAGTAGGCTCATTGGTATCCATGTTATGGGATAAATGGAAGGCACCGGATCAAGATAACCAGTTAAAAAGAGAGAATAAGATAGCAACGTTAACTAAGACAGATTGGAGAACCACAGACTTAAAGTCACGGTTTTACAGACTTAAAGAGTTAAAGAGGCTTAACGGTGATATGAACCTTAAGGATTCTACTATGCCTTACGAGGAGTTTAAAACACTACGTGCGGACACGCGTAGGCAGATTGCTGAGATAGAAAGGTTTGTGAAAACAGGGGACGAGGGACGAAAAAAGACAAAAAATGGCCTTGGTACTGGTGCTAGTGGCATGGTTAATTTGAGCATACCTGATGTGTATAAGAAAGAAGTAAGGGTAACAGTGAATGTCACTAATGGACCGGATGGTGTGGAAGCTACTAGTACCGTTGACGAGCAAGCCCCCCTGATACACCCACAATCTTTGGTAGGTATGGGCTTAAAATGGGTGTCGGAGTTTTAAATGGCTACTAAAAGAGTAAGAGATTTTGTGAAATTGACCTCACCGGAGGGGGATAAGTTTAAAGCTAAATGGGTTGGTGGGCCTAGAGATTTTTCAAAGAGAGTGAATATTATATCTTACGCAGACATAAATGGGGAAGTAGCAGACGATTATGGCGCGGGCAGTACGAGGTACCCGATTGATATGATCTTTGACGGTGAGGGGTATGAGGAGGAGGCCAATAAGTTTTTTAATGCCTGTTTGCAACAAGGGAAATGGAAAGTGATCCACCCCACTAAAGGCTTTAAAGGTTTACAACTATTGTCTATAACAGAGGATGATGATCCTATACGTAACGCTAATGGTATATCTGTTAAGACGCAGTGGACGGAGTTTATTGACCCATATACTTTAAAAACATGGGCACAAATGAAAATTGAGGCGCATGAGAGTATTAATAAATTTAATTTTAAACAGATAGAAAAATTTAGTGATATAAAGAAAGATACTTTTAGCGATAGAACGAGGCTAACGGATATGGCGGAAGGCATGGCAAAAGGTGTGGATAAAATACTGGGACCCGTAGCGGATATAAATAGCCACGTGTCACAAAAAATGCAGTCAGTACAGCGTGATTTGCAGTCCATGCTGTCTACGGGGGTTATAGAGCCACTTAAATTAGCTAGCCTACTTCAACAAACTATACAAATACCTATGTTGGCCACGAGGGATTTGTGGCACCGGTTGAACGCATGTAAGTCCTTAGCTAAGGATATTTTTACCGGACATACGGAGGATTGGGACCCCTTAAATATCCACAAAGATGCTGATTACAATAGTGCTGCAATGCAAGAGCTTGCATTGAGTAGCGTTATAGCTAATTTTGCCACTTTAGCCATAACCTCGGACATTAAGACAAAAGTGGATGCTATCGCACTTATTGAAGAGATAGAGGACATGATTGCTTCCGTAGCCGAACATTTAGATGTGTTTCAAAAAGGCTTGCAAAATGCGTTAATTAAAGACCAATACTTTGCACAAGAAGGGTCATATAATGACATGCTTAGTATGATCTCAAAGGCGAAAGAGTTTTTGATTGATACAGCACTGAATTTAAAGATAGAAAAAAAATTCACACTAAAACAGGATTCTACCGTAATTGAACAGGTATTACAGTGGTATGGTAAAGACAATATATCGGAGAACACTTCTTTTTTTATAGAGACAAATAATATCATGGGGGATGAGTTATTTGTAATACCCGCAGGTAGAGAGATTAGTATATATGTATAAGATTCCGCCAGTAGCAGGGCAACAGTATACAATAGTTAAGGGTGATACCCTCTGGGACATATCGTCTTTTGTGTATGGTAACGCGTGGAAATATACCGTGATATGGGATGCCAATAAATCACACATGAAATCTAACGATCCACATGACATCTACCCAGGTGAGATATTGTGGATACCGCCTGATACGGATAAGTCCGATTTTCCAGCAATGCAGTCGAGTAAAAAACCCGGTGGAAAAAGTAGTAAAGGTGGTAAAGACGGTGAGACGGATAAATATAGCTTTGAGCTTGTCATTTCTGGAAAAACGGTACCTAATATAAGTGGTAGTGTTACGACAACATTCGATACACCATCAGACGGGTTTGCTTGTAAAGTTAGGTATTTAGATAAAGGGGTTTACGAGCTGTTAAAGCCCTATTCTTACGCACCTTGTAAAGTGTTGATCGGTGGCGTAAGCATGGGTAGTATGATATTATATAACACCGCCGTAGCATGGGATTCAGGGAGTGGGATCGCTACGGTAGAGGCGTTTAGCCCCACTGTTGATATTATAGATTCTGTAGCGGAGCCCCCTTTTGAAGCGAGGGGGATGACATTAAGGGCATGGATTAAGAAGCTCGTAGAACCTTTTGGGGTTAGCATAAAGTGGATGCCTTCGGAAGACAAACCTATGAAAAGGGTTAAAATAGGCAAGACGGAACGTATTTTTGACCATATAAATAGGTTAGTACGTGAGCGAGGTCTAGTTATTTCTTGTGACCAAAAAGGGGGGCTTCTTATACATGAGGCGCCTTTAATGGGTGATGTGGTAGCAAATCTTACCGAAGGCGGTGGTACTATTCTTGCGAATGGTGGTATTAGTTTCGATGGTAGGGGTAGGTTTCGGAATACGATAGGATATTCGTCGAAGCCTAGAAGAAATATATCACGGACGGTAGTTACAGGGAGTATCAACCGGAATAGGACACAAGCAATAATAGTAGAAGGCACAGATGAGGCTGACATAGATACGGCTATATTTAAAGCAGAGAGGGAATCAGTAGAGAAGTCATTGAGCATAAGTATACCTAACAGAGACTGGTATAATGATAGAGGCGAACTATACGCACCGGGTCAATTTATAACGGTACAGAGCAAAAAATTATATCTGGATAAACCCACGCAGTTGATGGTTAAGAGTGTTCAATTTATATCTGAATCAAGCTCTAAAAGTTGTATATTGACAGTGGTTCCCTCCTCGGTGTATAACCGGAAGGAGGTAGAAAACCCATGGAGTACGGTATAGTTAAAAAGGTGATGATAGAGGCCAATTTAGATGATGAAAAAAAATCTCGAATGGCAAAGGTGGAGATTTATGGAGAGGATATTGTTACCGTTGAATATACGTCGAGAGATGGTATAGATCGTGTCCCCGTAGTTGGAGAGAGGGTTTACTTTGATTCCATAACACCCACATATAATCTAGCTGTTTTGCCCTCTGATGAGACGATTGTCCCTGAGGATTTAAAAGAAGGTGAACGTGAGTCTTACGCCGTGGTCAATGGAAAAAGGGTTTCTACGATAAGGCAAAATGTAGAAGGTGAAATAATACTTGATTCCGGGAAGGATTATGCTGTTAAATTCACAGAATTAAAAAAGGCCTTTGATGATTTAGTGCTGTTTGTAAATGAACACATACACCCTACCACGGCCACAATTGGGGACACGTCAACTGTCGGCGTTATAAGTCCAGTAATTAAGCCTTATTCAGGTAATGTAGATAAGGCTAAAGTTGAAAAGGTTTTAATATGAAGACGATTAAATACCAGGGGGACATTAAGAAAACAATTTTTAATGGCGCTTCCTCTATAACTTTGGTGGACGGGACAGCTAACAGAGACGTAGGTATAGCAAATGCAGTCTTGTATTCTCTGTTTGTAACTAACTGGTTCGCTAATGCCTTTGCTAATGCGCCGTCCCAGGAGCTTACGGCGCAGTTTGAAATAGAGAGTAATAAGACGGTGACGGCTACACAACTTTTAAATATAGAAGACGCCGCGAAAAGTGACCTAGCCTGGTTGGTAGAAAACAATATTGCTAGCGATGTGGAGGTCAATACTGGTATAGAAGCAGGTGGCCGAGTAGTCACTAAAATAGTGATTAACTCGCCAAACTTAGATAACCCTGTTACAGTTTCCTTATCTAAATATTTAGGGAATTGGGAGGTGCGGTCATAAAATGTTAACAGTAATACCCTCGGTACAAGAGAGCATAGACGAAGCATTATCTTTTTTAGAAAGTAACATGAATCAGGATAGTGCACTTAACGATAAGGCCTATTTGTTAGTCTTATCAAAATTACAGGGAATGATAAAGACGAGCCTATATCAGTTTGCTGTAGAGCAACTAAAAAGGTCATTAGCTATAACAGCCGATTTAGAAGGTTTGAAAAACATAGGTAGAGAATGTGCTGTTACGATTAAACCAGCATCTACAGCAAAAGTCAATTTAACAGTAAAAGGGGTGCCTGGGACAATCGTCCCAATAACCACACGTTGGGAAGCCTTAGGTTCAGGGGTAAAGTACAATCAGGATATGCAGTATATTGTGGGTTCATCAGGTGAGAGTATAATAGGTGTTTTTTCAGAAGACCCAGGCTTATATGGTAATATAGCAGTAGGGCAAAAGATGGAGATTACCTCCTCTATAGATGGCATAGTACAAGAAGCCTTGGTTTATAGCATAATAGTATTAGGGTCTGATGAAGAAAGCAAAGAAGACTATAGAACTAGGATCTTAGATGAGATTAGGACTGTAGGTGGTGGGTCTAATGCGGCGGATATTAGAATATGGGCACAAAAAACACCGAATGTTAAGAGGGCGTATCCATATTCTGGATTAGCTAACGGTGTGGTTAATCTCCCTGGTGAACGCACTGTCTACATAGAATCCACGAAAGAGTATAATGCGGATGGCTTGGCTGACACAGCTCTATTAAACCTCGCCAAACAGTATATAAAGTATGACCCTCTTACAGGCAGAACCCAACAAGCAATAGGTCTTATTGATGATAAGCTGATTGTAAATAGTATAAGGCGGATTAGCTTTAAGGTTCAGTTAGATACGCTAACAGTATCTAGCGCGAGCGAGGATGCATGTAAAGCAGATATTGAAAAAGCTATAGATGAGCATTTAAGGTCTTTTACAAATTTTGTAGAAGGGCTAGACCCGCCAGGTCTAAAGAATAATGTTATAACTTCTGTGTCCGTATCAGGTGTTGTACAAGACGTGGTGTCCTCGTACTTAGGCAGTGTGGATAATATAAGGGTTTTTAAAGGTATAGAGGCGTTGCCTTTTGGTAGTTACACTCTAAACTGGGGTCAGTTGGCTAAAGGTTGGGTAGAATACGTATGAATTCCAAAGGCATTATAAAAGCGCAGTACTTAGCCCTACAGCCAAACGGTTTGATGGGTGTTATAGACCCAGGGTCTGATGAAGATCAGATGTATGAAGGTTTATCCGAGGATCTCGGTATAGTACGTGACTTTTTCGTAGCCTTATCTTTTTTACGTAATCCACATGGTACACCGATATTAGAGGACTTAGAGTATGAATACGGGATACCTACGGATAAAGCGTTGACATTAGAGGAACGTAAAGCACAATTGGCTTCGTTAGTTTATGCGAAAAAATCTAATGGAGACTTAGACGGTCTAAAAAGCGCACTAGCCAAAGCGGGTTTTGACGTATATGTAGAAGACGGTGGGGTGTACTCGTCTGTTCCAGATGCCGAGGTCATAGCTAACGGTGACGCTTTTGACCAACACGTAGGACTTTCAAATACGTGCACAGACTCTTTAGTTATAACAAGCCATTCGGTTACATGCTCGGGTCCACCGGATGCGCCAACGTGCGGAGCTTTTGAAGACGTAAAAACTGAGAAAATGTATGACCCTATGCCTGCGCAATACGCCACTTACAATATAGCAAAGAATTCTAGTTTAGAAAAATTAGATATACCTGCAAGTTTACGTGTGTCTTTTAGACGCATAGTTTTGAGATATAAGCCTTTAGGGACATGGGCTTTACTGTACGTTAATTGGATAAGTTCAGAGGATTTTGATTCAATTCAAGACACGTTGGGCGAATCAGAAATATACCAAGACGCTTTAGGCGCTAGTGACATAATACAATCGAGGTTAATAACATGAGTACTAAAAACGTAGATATAAAACTAGATGATCAATTTACAGATGCTGAAATAAAAGCGCTAGATCCAGCTGTCAGAGCTAAACATATTTATGTCGCGAATGATGGTGATCATAATGTGTATATTGCAGACAAAGTTGGAACACTTTTAAAAGTTGGAATTAACACGTTGCAAGAAGCATATGACTTGGGCGGTGAGGATGAGACCAGTGGTGGAGTAATTCGATTAATTAACGACGGCGGATATAAGATGTTCAGGATTGAAGCCGATGGGACATATGACGAATTCAATGTCATGAATCACACGTATGGTCTACGGTTAGAATTTGATGGATATAAGTTTGAATTAAAATCAACAGACGGTGCTGTGCTACGATCTGATGAAGGCATTTTATATCTTAATGATAAGAACTTGACTAACGAAGTCGCATTATCTGACA